CTAAACAATACCTAATCGTTGCCCGTGGGGCGGCCAAGTCAATGTATGCCATGTGCCTACAGGCCTACTTCCTTAACGTCGATACCACGACCACACATCAGATCACTACGGCCCCGACTATGAAGCAGGCGGAGGAGGTAATGTCCCCCTTCCGCACCTCCATCACCAGGGCCCGTGGCCCCCTCTTTAAGTTCCTTACCGAGGGATCTCTGCAGAACACTACCGGCTCTAGGGCCCAGCGAACCAAGCTCACCCCAACCAAGAAGGGTGTGGAGAACTTCCTTACCGGATCTATGCTTGAGGTTAGGCCTATGGCCATCAACAAACTCCAAGGGCTCCGGCCAAAGATCTCTACTATTGATGAATGGTTGTCCGGGGACATCAGAGAAGATGTTGTTGGGGCAATTGAGCAGGGCGCTTCAAAGATGGATGACTACTTGATCATTGCTATCAGTTCTGAAGGAACGGTTCGCAACGGTTCAGGTGATACTATCAAAATGGAACTAGCTTCTGTACTCAACGGTGACTTTGATGCGCCACATGTCTCTATCTGGCACTACAAACTTGACGACGTAGAGGAAGTGTCTGATCCCGCCATGTGGATTAAGGCAAATCCCAACCTCGGAAAGACCGTGACCTACGACGTGTACCACCAAGACGTTGAACGGGCCGAGAAAGCACCTGCCTCTCGGAACGACATTCTAGCAAAACGGTTTGGGCTACCCATGGAGGGCTACACATATTTCTTTACTTACGAAGAAACTATGCCGCACCCACCTCGCACTTTTTGGCAACTACCTTGTGCGCTAGGTGCCGACCTATCTAGAGGTGACGACTTCTGTGCGTTTACGTTCTTGTTCCCATTTGAGAACTCGACGTACGGCGTTAAGACTAGAAGCTACATCACCTCACTCACACTTATGAAACTGCCTGGGGCTATGCGTCACAAGTACGAAGAGTTCATCGGAGAAGGAAGTCTACAAGTCCTTGACGGAAACGTGTTGGACATGATGGAAGTCTACGATGATTTAGATCTCTTCATTATACAAGAAGAGTATGACGTCCGAGCATTGGGTTACGACCCTTACAACGCTAAGGAGTTTGTCACTAGGTGGGAAGGAGAAAACGGTCCTTTTGGGATTGAAAAGGTCATTCAAGGTGCAAAGACGGAATCTGTACCTCTGGGTGAATTGAAGATTCTTTCAGAAGAACGGAAGCTAATCTTTGACCAACAACTCATGGCGTTTGCTATGGGGAACGCCGTTACGCTAGAAGACACGAACGGAAACCGAAAGCTTCTTAAGAAAAGAGCCGAGGAAAAGATCGACAACGTCTCGGCGTTGATGGATGCCTACATAGCCTACAAAGCTAACAAGGACACGTTCGAATGATCCATCTATATTTACAGAACAAGGAGGTGATTCAGGTTGCCGGTATTTGACAGAGTAAAAAGCGCGTGGAATGCGTTCACTAACGATGACAGAAAGAGAGCGTCTGGTAATACACAATACGCTCAAATGCTCGGACCAAGTAACTATTACCAACCGTCCCGAAGCAGACTTTCGGTGTACAGCAAAAAGTCAATTGTTACCGCGCTATACTCCCGAATTAGCATTGATACAGCAGCACTAGACATCAAGCACATTAAGGTTGACGACAAGAACCGATACAAGGAAACTTTGGAGTCGGGACTTAACGATAGATTAACGTTTGAATCAAACATTGACCAAGCACCAAGAACTTTCATTCAGGATGCAGTCATGACAATGTTTGACACTGGCGTTGCAGCTATCGTAGCAGTCGAGACTACAGCAAACCCTTCTCTCAACGCGGACTACGATATTTTAGAGTTGCGTGTCGGCGAGGTTAAAGAATGGTTTCCAGAGCACGTAAGAGTTTCAGTCTATGACCAAAGGCTTGGCCGCAGGCGCGAGATCATCCTACCTAAGCGGAATGTTGCTATTGCCACAAACCCGCTATATTCTGTGATGAACGAACCAAACTCCACTCTTGCTAGGTTGATTCATAAGCTCGACCTTCTTGATCAGATCGACGATGCATCTGGTTCTGGAAAGCTTGACCTTATCATTCAGCTGCCCTACGTCATCAAGTCAGAGGCTAGAAAGCTTCAGGCTGAGAGTAGGCGAACCGATATTGAGATGCAGCTCAAGGGCAGCAAGTACGGTATTGCTTACACAGATGGTACTGAGAAGATTACACAACTCAACCGACCTGCAGAGAACAACCTTATGGGTCAGATCGAGTATCTCACAACTATTCTTTACGGACAACTTGGTGTTACCGAAGACATCATGAATGGTACTGCTAGCGAATCCACAATGCTTAATTACTTTAATCGGACCATTGAACCTGTCGTTCATGCGATCACTTCAGCAATGCAGCGATCGTTTATTGGGGAGATGCGCACGGATCAGAAAGAGCGGGTTTCGTTTTATCGGGACCCCTTTAAGCTGGTTCCTGCTGCACAGCTTGCCGATATTGCCGACAAGTTCACTCGCAATGAGATCTTCACTGCGAACGAAATCCGTCAACTCATGGGCGTCCCACCTTCGGATGATCCAAAAGCGGACAAGTTGGTAAACAGTAACATGCCACAACCTGAGGGAGAAAAACCTTCAGAATTAACAGATGACACATCATCGAAAGGACCAGATACCTATGGCTGACGAAGCCGACTTCAGTGGTTGGGCTACAAAAGCTGGCCTGAAGTGCTCTGACGGTCGAACCATCATGCCGGATGCTTTTGCGCATCAGGATACGGTGAAGGTTCCTCTCGTTTGGCAGCACGGACATAATGATCCAGTAAATGTACTGGGACACACGATTCTCGAGAACCGCAAGGATGGGGTGTATGCTTACGCATATTTCAACGATACTCCTGCGGCCGAGCACGCCAGGGGGCTCGTTGCACATGGAGACATTAACTCTCTCTCCATTTGGGCGAACGAGCTTGTTGAGCGTTCTGGCCGTGTTCTCCACGGTATTATCCGTGAGGTGAGCTTAGTGCTTTCGGGTGCAAACCCTGGCGCGCTCATTGAGAATGTTTCAATCCGCCATGCGGATGGAGACGAGTATACCCTCGGCGACGAGGCCATCATCCACACCGGAATGTCTTTTGAGCTTGTACACGAAGCCTCTGATGACTCTGATGAAGAAACCATAGCTGACGTCTATGAGTCAATGAGCGAGAAGCAGAAACAAGTGCTTTATTTTATGCTCGGCGAAGCATTAAAAGGCGAAAGTCCCAAAGAGCTCAAACAGAGCGCTTATGAACTAGAAGACCAAGACCAGGAAGGATCAGACATGTCTGACGAACTTATCCACGAAGACTCTGACGATGAAACCGTTGCCGAAGTCTACGAATCAATGAGCGAGAAGCAGAAGCAAGTGCTTCACTTCATGCTCGGCGAAGCGCTAGAATCCGGAGAGCTCAAGCAGAGCGCTGTTGAATACGAAGAAGAAGAATACCACGAAGAGGCAGCACCGCTGGTGCACGCCGCAACCCAAGTTACAAAGGAAGAGGAAATGTCACACAACATCTTTGAGTCGGATACCCCCGCTGCAGCAAAGCTTTCGCACTCGGCAGCCCAGGGCATCATGGCGGATGCCACAAAGTCCGGTTCGCTTCGCGAAGCCGTTGAGACTTATGCCCTTGCTCACGGTATCGACAACATCGATGCTCTGTTCCCAGATGCCAAGGCCATTGATGGCGTTCCGGAGTTCCTCCAGCGCCGCGTTGAATGGGTTGCCTCGTTCCTCGGCGCAACTCGCAAGAGCCCGTTCTCGCGGATCAAGACGCTCCACGCTGACATCACCGTTGACGAAGCCCGTGCAAAGGGTTACGTGACCGGCGCAATGAAGAAAGAAGAGTTCTTCTCGGTCTCGAAGCGCGTCACCGTTCCGACCACGATCTACAAGAAGCAGAAGCTTGATCGTGACGACATGATTGACATCACCGACTTCGACGTTGTCACCTGGCTCAAGGGTGAGATGCGTCTGATGCTTGACGAGGAGATTGCTCGCGCAGCCCTCATCGGTGACGGACGTGACGTCTCGCACGAGGACAAGATCAATGAGGGCAACATTCGCCCAATTGCTACGGACCACGAGCTCTACACGACCACGGTCAACATCAACATCAAAGATGATGGTTCCTCCGCTCAGGAGATCATCGACGCTATCATCCGCAACCGGAAGCACCTCAAGGGCTCCGGTACGCCGACGATGTACACCACCGAGACCATCATTGCTGAATTCCTCCTGTTGAAGGACTCCCTTGGTCGTCGCATCTATGCCGACCTTGGTTCGCTTGCACGTGAACTCCGCGTCACGGCAATTGTTCCGGTAGAAGTGATGGAAGAAGAGCAGGATCTGGTTTGCGTCATCGTTAACCCGAGCGACTACATCATGGGCGCAACCCGTGGTGGAGAAATCACGATGTTCGATGACTTTGACATCGACTACAACCAGCACAAGTACCTGATCGAGACCCGCATGTGTGGTGCACTCGTCAAGCTGAAGAGCGCCATGTGCGTCCGCAGCGTTGAGGCAGGCGACACGCTTGTTGCGCCAGCACCGGCGTCCTTTGACGAGTCCGCTATGACGGTCACGATCACCGACACCGAGGGTGTTGTCTACCGAGACGGTGACGGAAACACGGTCACCAATGGTGGCGGACCTTACACGGTTGTTGTTGACACGGCGTTCACGGTTAACGCCGAGGCTGAAGCAGGATACTACTTCGCCACCAACGCTGACGACTCCTGGACGTTCTTCGTCCGTAGCTGATTGTAGAGGCAACGATGGCACGATATTTCGGCGAAGTCGGATACGGTGCCACCACCGAACAACCTCCGGCTTCCGGAGTGTGGGTAGATCAGATTACCGAAGTCTCGTACTACGGCGATGTGATCCGAAACACTCGGAAGTCGGAGTCCGGTGAAAGCCTAAACAACGATATTTCGGTTGGTAACTCAATTAGCATTGTAGCTGACGAGTACGCCGTTGCACACTTTTTCAACATTAAGTATGTACGATGGTCGGGGGTTCTCTGGACAGTTAGTTCTGTCGAAGTGAAGAGCCCCCGACTTGTACTGTCGCTTGGAGAGGTGTACAATGGGCCAACGGCTTGATTTACAAGTTATCCTTGTTGGGCTACTTGGCTCCAGTCACGTATACTTCCAACCCCCGCCGAGTATCTCTTTGTCCTATCCTTGTATAATCTACAAGCGTCGGGACGAGAAAGTTACTCACGCGGGTAATCTACCTTACAATAGACGCAAGCAGTATGAAGTCACAGTAGTAGATCAAAGTCCAGACAGCTTAATCGCTGAAAAGATTGCCGATCTACCACTGTGTGTCTACGACAGACGCTATGCTGCTGACGGACTAAATCACGACGTTTACAAACTTTTCTTTTAGGAGGAAAAACTATGGCTACCCTTACATGGGATGCTTCCGGTCAGCGCTTTTACGAAACAGGCGTGGACCACGGAGTACTATACCTTCCAGACGCTGGTGGAGCATACTCCAACGGCGTTGCCTGGAACGGTCTCACGAGTGTGTCGGAGTCGCCCACGGGCGCCGAGCCAACCGCTCTGTACGCAGACAACATCAAGTACCTTAACCTTTACTCTGCAGAAGAGTTTGGTGCAACCGTGGAGGCTTACACATACCCGGACGAGTTCGCTCAGTTCGACGGTCTGTACACTCCCGAAGCTGGTATTAGCATCGGTCAGCAGAGCCGCAAGTCCTTCGGGCTTTCGTATCGCACAAAGATCGGAAACGACATTGAGGGCGACAGCTACGGCTACAAATTGCACCTCATTTACGGCTGCACCGCTAGCCCGTCGGAGAAGGCGTACAACACAATCAATGACTCACCTGAGGCTATTACCTTCAGCTACGAGGTCTCCACGGTTCCCGTGGCAGTCACCGGCGCGAAGCCAACCTCCCTTGTGACCATTGACTCCACCAAGGTGGACCCCGACGCCCTTGCCGGCCTCGAGGCCGCCCTATACGGTACCGCAGGCACCGACCCGACCCTCCCGCTCCCCGACGTCGTGGTTGCCTACTTCACCGGCACCATCACCGTGGTGACCCCTCCATCGCCGACATTCAACGGCACGGATACCCTCACCATCGCCGACGTTGCCGGTGTTACCTACCATGACAACACCCAGGGTGGTACCCTGATCGAGGTGGGTGCCTACGCCATTGCCGAAGACACCATCGTTCAGGCCCGTCCTGCCGCTGGCTTTGTCTTCCCGCCGGTCGTCGATGCCGAGTGGCTCTTCGAGTACAGCGACGGAAACTAAGATAGCTATTGGAGACTAGAGAATGTTAAAGATTATTATACCAGCCGAAGAACTGTTTGACGAAGTTACTATGACTTTTAAAACTGTTCCGGAGGTTGTTGTCGAGCTTGAGCATTCTCTAGTCTCGCTATCAAAATGGGAGTCAATTCACGAAAAGCCTTTCTTAGGCAACGATGAAAAGACTGACGAAGAAATCTATAGTTACATTGGTTCAATGTTTCTTGACGATTTGTTAGACCAAAACGTGATCACTCGGATGACCCAGGAGAACATTCAATCGGTTAACGACTACGTTGCTGCGGCACACACTGCAACAACGTTCTCTAACCAGAAAGAATCTAAATCTGGGTCGTCCGAGGTGATTACGTCTGAATTAATCTACTATTGGTTGGTTGCTTTGGAAATTCCGTTCGAAGTGCAGACCTGGAACCTCAATCGCCTATTCACCCTTGTCCGAATTGCCAACATTAAGAACTCGGGTGAAGAAAAGAAGATGACGAGGGGCGAGATTGCTGAAAGAAACAGGAAACTCAACGAAGAGCGACGAAAGAAGCACCAATCGAAAGGATAGGAGGCCTAATGGCACGCATCACATGGAACGACATTGGTTCAAGAGAGTTCTCAACCGGAATTGATCGCGGAGTCTTCTATGACAACGAGAAACGTGGATACGCCTGGGACGGTTTAATCTCGGTTTCACAGTCTACCACTACAACGGTCGAGTCAATTTACTACGATGGCTCAAAACTTAAAGACATAGCAGTTTTGGGCGAGTACAAAGGTTCTATTACTGCATACCAGTACCCGGAAGAGTTTGAAAAGTGCCAAGGCGTTACAGAGGACATTCGTACAGGCGTTTATGTAACGAACCAAAGCGTGGAGACGTTTGGACTCACCTACCGCACGCTTTACGGGAACGACGTGGAAGGTTTAGCACATTATCGCATTCACGTTGTATACAACTTAACTGCAATCCCCAAAGACATAGAGTATAACACAATTTCAGACGATTTAGACGCCATAGAGTTTGCTTGGAATACCACTGCAGTTCCTGAAAGAGTTGCTGGGCTAAGGCCAACAGCACACATTATTCTCGATAGCCAAAAGGTAAACCCAGGTCTTCTCAGCGACGTAGAGGATATTTTGTATGGCTACGAAGATGCCGAACCAACGCTTCCCTCTTTGCTTGCCTTGCTTGCACTGCTGAACACATGGGACCGCCTCCTTATTTTAGATAACGGTGACGGAACTTGGCGGGCTATCATTACCAATGAGGACGACTACAAGGATCTCGGCAACAACGAGTTTGAAATCTATGCTGAGAATGTTGTATATTTAGACGAATACACTTATGAAGTATCTAGTAGTGATAGATTTACGGAGGACATATGACCACTATTACAGGTTTTACCAGCGAGCGTATGCTGGGCATTGAAAACAACACTGTTGTTTCTGGCGTCATCAGTGGTGACGATCTTATTCTTACAAAACACGATGGTACAACCGTTATCGCAGGCGAGGTTCGCGGGCCTGTTGGACCCCAGGGACCAGAGGGAGAGGTTACTACCGAGAACCTAAACTCGGCAATCGATGGCGTAAACACAGCCGTTAGTGCTAATACCTCTGCCATTGCGCAAAACACTTTGGACATTGCGAACGTGGAAGACATTGCATATGAAGTTGCCGACCGACTTCCAGCTGGCGTGGTGAGCATGACTATCATGCAGTCAATTCCCACTGGTTGGCTCGAGCTTAACGGTTTAACAATCCCTGATGCAAACGCGGAATACCCGGAGCTGTACGCGGCTGCACCTTCTGCTTGGAAGACCGGTGGTAGTCTTAATCTTCCAGACATGCGCGGTCGAATGCCGGTTGGTCAACACGCCAGCAACGCATTGTTTAATCAGCTAGAAGAAAAGGGCGGTGTGACAAGCGTTACTTTGCAAAAAGCAAACGTTCCAAAACACGCCCACGAAATGCCGACGCACAACCACACAATGCCATCACACTCGCACACGTTGAGTAAACACAAGCACTCTATCAACCACAATCACCCGGCGAGGACCACTACGGCCACTACCCATAACCACACGACCAGCGAAACCGCTATCAACAGTGGCCTAGCTGTCGTGTATCAAGGCGGTGGTGGCAGTCTCGGTATTGCTGACGGCAATGTTTGGGGCGGCGTGTGGGGTAATCCGTTGAATGTTGGAAAACTTAACGGATCGTCGTCCGGTGGTAGCCACACTCACTCGGTTGATCTGCCGAACTTTACGGGCACGTCTGGCGAAGCCAGCGGCACTAACACAAGCAGCGTAGACCCTGGTGACACAAATTCCAAAGACCCTGGCGACACTAAAGACGGGACTTTAGACGGGCTTGGCTCTTCAGCGTTTACTACGGTATCCCCGTACTTCGTCTTGCGGTTCATTATCAAAGCTCACTAAGAATTGGAGGATAGCTATGCTCAGCGTTAACACACAGGGTAACGGCAACAAGACTACAGCCGCCCTTGCTAAAGCTAAAAGCTCAGCTATATTCTCCGACTTAAAAGCTGAGGGCGCGGCTGGTGTTCAGGCTCTTTCGGCGGCGACGCCAACTGAGTCTGGGCAGACAGCCCGCTCTTGGGATTACGAGATTGAAAAGCGCAAAGGTGGTGCACAGATTCGTTGGTTTAACACTCACGAAAACAAAGGCGCCAATATTGCGCTTCTATTACAGTACGGTCATGCTACCGGAACAGGGGGATACGTCCAAGGACGAGACTACATTAACCCTGCAATGAAATCGGTATTTGACAAGGCATCGTCTAGCGTGTGGAGGAGGGTTATAAGATGAGTTCTGTTGACAACAGGGTAGTACAAATGACGTTTGACAACGCTTCTTTTGAAAAGAAGATTGATCAAACAATCAAAAGTCTAGATGCGCTAAAGACAAGCATCGACAAGACAGGGCAGTCTACTGGCCTCCAAGACGTAAACAACGCAGTCAAGAAATTCGATATGTCAAAGATGGCGCTCGACGTCTCGGGTACTAGTAAGAAGTTTCTTGCACTCTCAACTGTTGCAGTAACCGCACTTTCGCAAATCACTAAGTCTGCTATATCTGCAGGCGCTAGCATGGTTAAGTCTCTGTCATTTGACTTGATCAAGGGTGGTTTCGATGAGTACGAAACTAACATGCGGTCTATCCAGACCATTTTGGCCAACACGGCATCAGACAACACTAACTTGTCGCAAGTCAACGCAGCTCTCGACGAGCTCAACAACTATGCTGACTTGACGATCTACAACTTTGCTGAAATGGCTAGAAACATTGGTACCTTTACGGCTGCCGGTGTTGACCTAGACACCTCGACGCAATCCATTAAGGGTATTGCTAACCTTGCGGCTATCTCGGGTTCAAACTCGGCTCAAGCTTCAACGGCAATGTACCAGTTGTCACAGGCTATATCCTCTGGTACAGTCAAACTTATGGACTGGAACAGTGTTGTCAACGCTGGTATGGGTGGTGAAGTCTTCCAGAGAGCGTTATTTGAAACAGGTAAAACTCTAGGGACAATCGCCGACGTACCGCTTGATCAAACGTTTGAGCAGTGGACCGACGCTGGAAACACTTTCCGTGGGTCATTGCAGGACGGCTGGATCACTAGTGACGTTCTGACAACAACACTACAAGGCTTTACTGGTGAGATGGAGGACGCAGAACTTGCAGCCCTCGGCTTCAGTGAAGCACAAATTGTTAACATCCAAAAGATGGGTGTACTCGGTGTCGAGGCGGCAACCAAGGTCCGAACGCTAACGCAGCTGTTTGACACAGCCCAGGAAGCAGTCGGTTCTGGTTGGTCGTTGACGTTCCGTACGGTCATCGGTGACTTTGAGCAAGCGACAGTATTGTTCACAAGCATCTCGGAGACGTTCACCAAGGTAATTGACAAATCCTCAGCCAAACGAAACACCATGCTTGCCGATTGGTCGCAGTGGGGTGGACGTGCATTTTTGATTGAGTCGCTTGGTAAGGTTTTTACTGAACTAGGTCGCGTTATTACCGTTGTTAGTAGTGCGTTCCGAGATGTCTTTCCTGCAAAGACGGCTCAAGATCTATATTTGCTAACGCTTGATTTCAAACGCTTTGCCGATGCTATCGGACCTAAGGTAAGTAGGAATCTTGCAAACATCAAACGAATTGTCACTGGTGTTGCAAATGGGTTTAAAATATTTTCAACTATCGTTAGTGAAGCAGTCAAGTTTGCAATCGACTTCTTCAAAGCTTTCTCTGGGTCTTCTTCTAAGTCGGCACTGGACAAAGCTAGCGATCTAGCGTTAAAGGTTACTACACTTAAGGAAGCCTTAGTTGACGAGGGTGGAATCTCCACCTTCTTTGACGGCTTACGAGACAAAATTGATCCTATCAAGGAAAAGTTTGAAGCACTTCGCCTTAAGCTTGCCGGTATCCGAGACACAGCCAAGGAGATGTTCGACAAGTTTGTTATATTTGGGCAGAAAGTACTTGACTTCTTTAAGTTGGGTACGGATGCTGCTGGGGCGATGGGTGGTGCACTAAACCGCCGGTTCTCGTTCTTATCAGACCTTCTTCCCGAATTTAACCTTAGCTCGCTGCTCGAAACGGGTGGTGCAATTGTCAAGCAGATCACAGACTTTGTTGGTGGTATATTTAAAGCACTAACCTCCTCGTTTGCCGACGCAGACTACGACTCCGCATTTGACGTACTCAACACGGGTATATTTGCAGCCATAGCAGCTGCTGCGGTTAGGTTTGTGTCAAGCGATGGAATTTTTGGTGGCATTACCGAAAGCATCGGCGAACTAACCGGTGTTCTAGAAGCAATGCAGACCGATCTAAAAGCTACTGCGCTTATGAAGATTGGTGTTGCGGTTGCTCTACTTGCCGCTTCAATGTTCGTTTTATCAACTATCGACTCTGCTTCGTTGACTAAAGCACTCGCTGCAATGGCGGTTGGCTTTGGGCAACTTGTTTTGGTTATGGTTGTTTTGACGAAACTTAGTCTTGGCGGTGGTGCACTCAAGCTATCAGCTCTTGCTACTACCATGATTCTTCTTGCCGGTGCTATATTGATCCTGGCCCTTGCGGTCAAGGTTATGGCAAGCATGTCGCTTGAAGAGTTGGGTAAAGGTTTAGGCGGCGTTGCCGTTGCGCTTGGGTTAATGATTGGTGCGCTTAGGCTGATGCCGAAAGACGCAAAGATCATCAAGTCTGCAGTAGCCATTGGGCTTCTGTCTGGAGCAATGCTCATTCTAGCTTTAGCTATGAAGATCATGGCGACAATGTCTTGGGAAGAGATCGCTAAGGGTCTTGTCACAGTACTACTTTCTCTTACAGCGTTTGTTCTTGCACTAGACAACTTTCCTAAGGAGAAAGAAGTCCTTAAGTCGGCTGCTGCTATTGCTGTTATGGCGGGATCTTTACTGATTCTATCGCTTGCCATGAAGATTCTAGCAACCCTATCTTGGGAAGAGCTGGCAAAAGGTCTAGGAGGCATTGCGGCTCTGCTAACGGGATTAGTTATTGCGCTCCGAATGATGCCTAAGAACATGGCGCTACAGGCCGCAGGTCTACTTGCTCTTGCTCTTGCGATAGGCACAATGGCTGCGGCTGTTGTAACACTTAGCGCACTTAGTATTGGAGAATTAATCAAGGGCTTGGCTGGAGTAGCGGCTGTTCTGCTCATCTTAGCGGGAGCTATGAAGATCATGCAGGGCAGTATTGGTGGTGCGATTGCACTAGGTATTGCTTCGGCTGCTATCTATATTCTGGCAAGAGCCGTAGCAAAGATGGCAT